GTACTCGAGGGGCATGCCGTCCACGGACGCTGCGGAGATCAGTGCGGGGGCGAAGGTGTCGCGGTGGAACTCGGCGCCGTCGCGCTCCTCCTCCTCGGTCGCCGGGTGCTCGGCGACCAGCGCCTCGAGGTGCTCGCGTTCCAGGGCCTGGAAGGTGAGGACTTCGGAGTGCGCGTCCCGTTCCTCGGTGGCCGCCTTCAGCGCGGCCTGCGCTTCTCTGGCCTGCTTCTGGACCAGGGCGCGGGCGTCCTTGTCGGCGTCCTTGGGAAGCCCTTCCAGGTATTCGTTGACGCGGTCGGCGGCCTTCTTCGCGGCCTGGTAGCGGTCGCGGACGGCCGGGTCGTCGTACAGGCGCAGGGTCGCGGTCGCCCTGGGCATGGCGTCCAGGCGCTTCTGCTTGTCGGCCCAGGTGCTGGTGGTGCTGGTCATTCGGGTCTCCGAAGGGGGAAGGCCCGGCCGGGCGCGCGCGGCGCCCTTCCCGAGTACGCTGCGGGCCCGGCCGGGGGATTAGGGGGTGCCGGGTTGGGTCAGCCGCCGGGTGTGGTGGTGGTGACCGCGATGGCCGGGCTGGTGCCGCCGGTGAAGGAGCCGGAGGCGGTCATCTGCGGGACGTCGGTGCCGTCGTAGGCGCCGCCACCGAAGTTGACCGTGATCGGCGTTCCCGGGTGCGGGCCTCCGGCGCAGGTGACGTCGCCCGGCGCGATGTTCGACAGCGCCTCGAGGGCGCTCTGCACGGCGGACGCGACCGCGTTGTAGGCGATGGACGCGGTGGTCTGGCCGCTGAAGGTGAGCGTGTACGTGCCGCCGGTCGGGCCGCCGGTGATGGTGACGGTCTGGACCTCGTCGGTACCCGGGGAGGGGACGGTCTGGTTCATGGCCGGCCGGTCCGTGATCACGAACTGGACGTTGATCGGCGCGGCCTCGTTCTCGGTGCCGTAGCCCTTGGTGTTGGAGGCCACCCGGATCGGGTAGACGTCCATGCCCTTAGAGCCGGGCGTCTTGCCCTTGGAGTAGATGACGATGAATCCGGTGGTGCCCTTGGCCAGGTCCGTCTCGATGTCGTCGAGCAGGGAGTCCTCGTAGAAGCCCAGGGAACTGTCGGCGGCCTGGTCGTCACCCTCGATCTTCGAGACGAAGGTGGACTCCATGTCCGGCGTCTCGATGGGCTGGTTCTCGATGCTCCAGCCGTCCATGGTGCGGATCTGCTTGGTGTAGTCGGTGCCGGCGGCGAGCTCTGCGGCGGTGGGGATGTAGGCGGTGGATGCGATCGACGGCACGAAAGCGATCTTCGTTGTGCCCTTGCGGTTGAACCTCATGACAATGGCCCCTCGCGGATAGGGGCCAGACGGTTTGGGGCCCCTGCTACACGTGTGTTGTGTGGCGGCCACCTGTGGTGGTGGCGTCCGCGTGGGGTCCCGCCGCGGTGCGGTCGTACAGCGTCCCGACCTCGAAGGGTCAGGCGGTCTTCTCCAGGTACAGCTTGTACCTGATCACACTGGTCATGATTGCATCGTTCGGATCGGACGTTCCCCCGCCTTCTCTGGCCTCGCGCCTCCAGCAGTCCACACCCGGGCCCGCGTTCAGGGGGTGGGCGTAGCCGGTGCTTTGGTCGGCTGGGCGCTCGGTGACCTTCCAGGCGCGGTCGGCCATCCACTGCACCTGTTCCTCTCCGGACCGGCTCTCTGGCACCCCGGGGGTCGGCCCGGAGACGAAGGTGGCCTGGTATCGGACCACGATGGCTTTGCCGTCGTCGGCGAGTGTTCCGTCGTCGTCGAGCCGGTCCATCGGGTCCAGGAGCGTGTAGGGGGGCTGTACGGGGTTGCCGTCGTCGTCCAGGGGGATGGTGCGCAGCCCGACTGGGTGCTGGGTCAAGGTGGCGAGGAGTTCCTGGAAGCCGAGGGTGACGGGCAGTCTGTCGATCACTGTCAGCTCCTGAAGATCCGGTCGCAGGCGTCCTTGAAGGCCTCCACGTACTGCTGGGACAGCTCCTCCACCGCGGGTTCGACGTGCGGGAAGGGCGGCTGGCGGTAGAAGCGGCCCAGGCTGTCGAACATGTTCATGAACCCGTACTCCAGGCGGCGCCCCTGCGGGCGGTCGGTGTGGATGTCCGCTCCCCCGCCCACCGGGACCTCGAACGGGATGCTCTCCCAGGAGTCGAAGTAGTCCGTCGTGATGATGTTCGGTCCGGGGCGTCCGGACGCATTGAACTTGATCATGGCGAGGCCGAGGCGGGCCTGCTGCCGCACCGTGCGCCTGGTCTCCGGGCCGACGCGGTCGGCAGACTCCTCCAGACGGCCCGCCAGATCGTCCAGATCCATCAGGGGGCCTCCTCGCCACTGATCTGGTCCAGCATGGTGACCCGCACGACGCCCAGGGTGCCTGCCGTGGCAGGGTCCTGGACCCGCCACGACCTGCCCAGCAGAGCGGTGTCGCCGCCTTCGTGCACGGACACCACGGTGGCAATGGTGTCCTTGACAGCTACCGGCGCGGCCAGCGGAGTGAACATCCGGTACCGGGACCGGGTCTCGGACACCCACGGCAGGTTCACGTTGGGCGTGGACGCAGTGACGTCGGCGGTGTACGCGCTCTGTACCGCCCCGGGACCCTCGTAGACCACTTCCGGCTCGGGGTACACGTACTTGCCGGTGGCCTGGTCGAAGACCCGTTTCCCGGTGGAGGGGATGGTGATACGGACCGTGTCCTGAAGCAGGAGTTCCTCGACGACCGGGATGAGGCCGGACAGGTTCAGGCCGGTCATCAGGGCCCCTTTCCTTCCGCCCATTCGGCGAGGGTTTGCAGCATGGCGCGGGCGGTGGCGCCCTGCCCGCCGCCGTAGTCGGAGCGGTTGAGTGCGGTCTGGTCCAGCAGGACCGGGTCAACGTCGGCGAGGAACTCGGCGATGATCTCGCCGGGGCTCTTGGACACACCGACCGCGACCCGTGCGAACCCGTCGAACACGGCCTGGTCAGCGTGCCTGGTGTGCAGCACGGCCAGCGGGAGGCCTCCGGCGATGTCGTGCTGAAGGACGTACCCGGTCACCGTCCCGGCAGGCAGGGAGGTGCCGTCGATGCTGACGGTGGCGGTGCCGGGCTGCGACTCGATACGCAGGCCATGCGCCTGCGGCTGCTCGGGGATGTCGGTCATCGCGCACCTGCCGCTTCCGGCTCCGGCGCCGTCTCGGCCTCTTCCTCGTCGTGCGCCGACGGCTCGGGCCGGCCTTCTGGTTCCGGATCCTCGTCGTCGGCCGACGACAAGGGCGGGAAGGCCACCGTGAGCGGCACGGTCCGCTCAAAGCAGGCGAGCCGGCCGCTCAGTAGGTTCTTCTCCTGCTGACCGTCGGGACCGACGTAGTACTGGTGGAAGACGATGACCTGCACCATCCAGCCTTCTTCGCCGTCGGGCTGCTGGTAGGGCAAGGTCAGCACGTGGATGGGGTGCTGGCCGGACACCTGGTCGGGGTTGATGCGGTTGGCGCGCAGCCAGGCCGGCACGACCTCCCGCAGGTGGTCGGGCAGGGGCCCGTTGCCGTCGTGGATGGTCAGGGCGATGGGGGCGGCGGTCATGCTTCGTCTTCCTCGTAGTCGGCGGACTCTGCCTGTTCCGGGGCGCGTTCGGTGTCGGAGGTGAGGCTGAACCCGAAGGGCTGGTCGTCGGACGCGGACGCTGCGGCCTTGGGAAGGGCGTGGAACAGGCGTAGGGCGGCGTTCTCGGCGGCGCGCAGGGAGACGCCTTCGCCTGGGTCGGTGCGCAGGTCGACGGTGGTCTCGCCGGAGGTCAGGGTGAGGCGCATCAGGCGTTCTCCCACTGTCCGTTGCGGACCCAACCGTGCAGACCGCAGCACTTCCACAGCAGCGACGGCTCCAGGTGCAGAGGTTCGCGGGAGACGAGGGTGTGGGCGCTGGTGCCAGCCGCGACCCAGCACCCGTTGTGGACCTTGCGGTCGGCGGGGACGTCCTCGAGCGCAATGCACCAGTGCCAGAAGGTGGGTGCGGCTTCGTCGCCCAGCCATCCGTAGTAGATGGCGTCGGTGAGCTGGGTCATGCCGGTCATCTCGAGGCCGGGCCAATCGGTCGGCGGCATGCCGCGGTCGCGGTTCACAGGGGCGCTCCGGAGAGGATGTTGGTGCGGCCGATGACGTCGGTACGGGGCAAAAATTCCCTGATGCAGTGCGGGTGCGCTGAGGGGTGAGCGAGGGCGTCGGCGACAGTGCGCAGGGTCCGGTTGGCCTTGTCGTCGTCCTGGTGGTCACGCCACCCGCATTCCTCGCCGTCCCTGACCTCGACGAAGTGCACGCCGAGTTCGTCGAGCGCGGTGCGGCAGGCGGCGGTGTTGGCGGTGGTGACGGCCTGCCAGGTGATCGCGGAGATGGCCCACGCGTCGACGGGGTGGCGGGCCTGGTTGGAGTAGACGACCGTGTCGAGGGGGTGCTGGTTGCGCAGGTTGGTGGGGCTGACGCGGCCGCTCATGTCCCGGGCGGCGTCCAGGACGGCGCGCACGAAGATTCGGGCGCGGCGCAGGGCTTCGGCGATGCGGGCTGTGACGTCGGCGTAGTACTGCGCGGAGATGCCGGTGATGGCGGCCTGGTGCCGGTCGGTCCAGGTGAACAGGGCGTTGTCGCGGCCGGCGTTGTCGAGCATGGTCCAGGCGCCCTCGCGGTAGATGAGGGGCAGGTCGGTGGCGGACCAGCGTTCGGCGTAGGCGAGGGCGGCGCGGTTGAAGTCGGCGAGGCTGCCGTTGAAGGCGGCGATGGCCTGGCGTAGCCGTCGGCTGACTCCGTTGCGGGTGGGCGCGATGCTGGCGAGCGCGTTGAGGAGCCGGGTCTGGGCGCCGGTCAGGATGGACCAGGCCGCGCGCAGTCGGTCGACGGCACCGGTGATGTAGGCCAGGAGACGGGAGCGCAGGGTGCGGCCGCGCCGACGGACGGGGGTGGTCATCGGCGTGGCCTTGCGTACAGCGTCAGGTAGCCGATGGTGGGGTCTGTCTCGGTGGTGGGG